GAACCCCCACCTCTCATTAAAGAACGTGGACTTAACATTGAGGTTAAATTTGTTAATGCTCTGGCGCGTAGCCAACAGATTGAAGAAGTAAGTGCTATCAACCAGTGGGTACAGATTCTTGCTGGCTTAGGACAACTTGAACAGATCGGTTCTTCTGCTGGTGATCTACTTGACATAGATGCTGCTGGTGAGACTTCCGCCCGTATCCTTGGTGTTCCAGAGGATGTTATTGCAGACAGGAAAGTACGAGATCAAATCAGAGAAGATAGAGCACAACTTGAACAACAGCAGTTAGAATCTCAATTAAACCTTGAGGCTGCTGACGCACAATCAAAGGTACCTAATGAACAACCTCAGTAAAGAAGAAAAGAAGTACCTAGCGGCAGTTAAACGTCTATTCAACACACGAGATGGACACACTGTTTTAGCCGCGTGGAAAGCAGAGTACGTTGATACTTCGATTGCACCATTAAATGGAGACCCATATATTATGACCTATTTACTGGGCAAAAAGGAGTTCGTACAAGACGTTGTATTTCACCTGAAGGATGACGGAGTTCTTGATAACGTACCAATAGAAATCGAATAAAGGAGTTTATATGTCAGAAGGAATTATCTCTGAACCAGCCGCACCTACTGAACCCGGTGGCGTTGTTCAGGAACCAGTTGGACAAGCAATCACACAGGCTATTGACGACCAAAAAACAAGTGAAGCATCTAAGGTATTTCTCGATAGTTTACCAGAAGCATTGCGTGGCCATGAGTCTCTCAAGACTGTAAAAGGTGCTGCCGACCTAGCCACTCAGTTTATTAACCAGCAGTCATTAATTGGTAACTCTTTACGTATCCCCGGTGAAGACTCAGCTGAAGAACAACGCAATGCGTTTTACTCTAAGCTCTCAGAGGTTCCCGGAGTTGTACGATTGCCCGGTGAGGATGCTGATGATTCTCAAAGACGTGAGTTCTTAAGTAAGATTGGAGTACCTGCTACTGCAAACGAATATAAACTGGAAGCCCCCGAAGGTTATACACCGGACCCAGAGTATATCCAGAATGCTACTCAGAAGGCACACGAACTAAATCTATCCAATAAACAGTTCAATGAGTTTATTAAGATGGAAGCAGAGGCAGAGAAAGCTGCTCAGATTGCACAGCAGGAATACATTGAGTCTGCAAAGAATACTTTGAAGTCTATCTGGTCTAACGACTATGATAATCGTGTCGCTGGTGCTACCAATGCTATGCGTGTATATCGCGAAGAGATGCCAGAGTTTGCCGCAGAGTTAGACGCTGTTTCTAGTAATCCACTATTCGTTAAGATATTGTCTGATCTAGGTCAGCAGTTGCAAGAACGTGGGCACGCTGGTATGCAATCCGCTGGTAACTATGGTCTAACTGTGGAAGACGCTAAACTCAAGATCTCAGAGATTATGTCTAATCCAGATCACCCATACTTTAAAGGTGACCAAGAACAAATATCTTATATGTTGAAGTTGAATGAAATTGTTGCAGGAAGTGGTGAGTAGTAAGCGCACTATCTTTCTTTCCGAACGCTGGGGAGTCCTTCGGGGTCCAGTCTAAGGTAAATATCAAAGCGGGGTCCGGCTCGACCGGGGAGTCCTAGCGAAGAGCTAAGCTGCTATAATTGAACTTATCTCTAGGAGTATATAAATGTCTACGCAATATCCTGTAGCATTTGTACAACAGTTCTCCAACAACTTGATCCACCTCGCTCAGGCGCAGGGTTCTAAGTTGATGCGAGCTGTAAAACAAGAGAGAGTTTCTGCCAAGTCATATCATTTTGATCGCTTGGGTTCGACTGTCGCACAGAAGAAAACGTCCCGTCATGGTGACACTCCTCTGATCGACACTCCGCACTCTAGGCGACGCGTAACGATGGACGATTACGAATGGGCCGACCTTATCGACACTAACGATAAGATTCGAGCACTGATTAATCCCCAGAGTGATTACGCAATGGCTGGTGCATGGGCTCTCGGTCGAGCAATCGACGATGAAATTATCAGTAAAGCTATCGGGAATTCTGTTTCCGTTGACTCTTCTGATGCAACCTCTAATGTGTCGTTCCTCGCTGGAATGATTGTTGATGAAGATTTTGGTACGGCTAATAGTAATATTACCGCTGCTAAAGTCATGGAAGCCCGTAGATTACTGCGAGCCAAAGACATTGACATGAATGAGGAAATGTTCCTTGTGTTAAACTCGTCTGCTATCTCTGCACTCATGCAGGACAGCGACGTTAAGGATTTCGATATTAATACCAGTAAGCCTATGGCTAATGGCGAATTACCCTTTTGGGGCGGATTTAACATTATCCACACCGAGCGTTTGACGGGTACGGCTGATGGTACTGATACTGATCCTGTAGTATGTCTTGCTTTTGCCCGATCCGCTATTGGTCTTGCATTGGGACAGGACATTAATGTTCGGATGTCTGAACGTGCTGATAAGTCTTACAGTACGCAGGTATTCGCATCTGCAACCTTTGGCGCAACTCGGATTGAAGAAGAGAAAATTGTTCAAATCCAAGCTGTCCAAGCCGCGTAAGAAAGGAGCTAACTAATGGCTAAATCTGTAAATGTTACATTGCTTGACGCTACTCCTCGTGTGCCTCTGGAAGCCGCAAGTGTACGTGGTAAGGTACGTACTTTCGTAGATACCATTGCTCTGGTAACGGCTGATACCGATGCCGACGGTGATATCTGGTACGTAGCAGACGTTCCATCTAATGCTAAGATTCTTAGTATCAAGTTGTATAACGATGTGGTTGACGCTCACGCGACTCCTACGTTGGATGCCAATCTCGGTGTCTACAATGGTGATATTAAGTTTACTACGTCAGCTGGAACTACGTATGCTGCTGACGCGCTCATTGACGAGAATGCGTACGGGGATGTAGGAACGGGAACGTTGCTCACTTCTACGACTTCTACGTTTCTGGGTGTAGCTAATGTTGCTGGCACTGAGCTTGCTTATGCTGTCCGCAATATTAACCTTATCAACAACTTCGTATGGGAAGATTGTGGTCTGCCAGAAGACCCCAACGTACCTCTGCGAATTGCGTTCACTGTAGCTGTAGCTGCTGCAACCCATCAGGATGGTGACATCTCTGTAGTTGTAACCTACGCTCAGGAGTAAATAGGATACGGGGGTCCTTCGGGGCCCCTGTGTTTTACTATATGAAATATAAACACGCTATATCAATGTTCCCCCATAAGTTTCACCAAGTGGTACAGCATGATCGAAGTATCTGCTTGCAACTAGACAAGGTTAACGTAAGTTTAACTAAAGTTCAAGAGGACGGTCAATTCCTTACCCAGCAAGATTTAGAACAAAGTGTAGAAATAAAACCCGGTAAGCAGACAGAAGAGTTTGAACGAGTTGCTATACGTATCCCACTCGACATGCTTAAACAAATAAAGGAAGTATTAAATGGCCTCTAAAGTAGCAATAGCAAACTTTGCGTTAGCTGTAGAACTAGGTGTAGATCAGATCACATCGCTCACTGACGACAACAAAGCCGCTCGGCTAGTAAATTTATACTATGATGACACTGCCCAAGATGTGATGACGAAGGGTGCTTGGTCTTCTGCTACTTTTAGACAAACACTAGCACAAGATGCCACTGCCCCCGACTGGCAGTTCTCATATAGATATAAAATACCTACCAACCCCAAGTTCTTAGGACTGCTAAAGATTAACGAATTAGAGCCGGGAGATACACCACATACAGTAGAGAGTGGGTATTTACTAACAGACGAGAATGCTGTAAAAATACAATATAAAGGATTCCAAACAGACACTGAACAATATTCCCCTGAACTCCAACGTGCCATTGTACTAGCCTTGGCGGCTAGATTGTGCTACGCATTAACTGGTAACACAACTCTAAAAAGTACACTTATGGCTGAGGCCCAATTCGCAATAGATGACGGTCTAGCCTCTGATGGTATGAATAGTCAAGACGATAACGTTACAGTAACTAATGATCTAAAGGATGTTCGTATATGAGCACAAGAGTTCCTGCGGCACAATATTCAACTAATGCTGGTATATTTTCTCCTAGGTTATACGGTAGAACTGATATACCTAAGTATAAGAATGCCTTAGAAGACGCAATCAATGTAATCTGCTTGCCGCATGGACCAGCTATCAAAAGAAATGGTAGTAAATATATTGCTGACGTAAAAACACACGCAGATAACACCAGACTAATTAGATTCCAGAAGTCTACTAGTGATGCGTTTATTCTAGAGTTTGGTGATCTGTACGTACGCTTCTATGAAAACGGAGCACAATTATCAGGACCCCTTGAGGTTGCTACACCGTACACAGAGGCCCAAGTGTTTGATCTTGAGGTTGCTCAGTTTGGTGACGATCTATACATTGTACACAGTGCTCACGAGCCTCGTAGGTTGAGGAGAAACTCCTCTACGTCATGGTTAATTGAAACCTTAGATATTGATCCACCCCCAACGATTGAAAATGGTGAGTTCCCCGTAGCTACTCTTACACCCGGAGCAACTACTGGGTCTGGTATTAATTTTACAGCTAGTGCTGCGTCGTTCTTAGTTAACGATATTGGAAGACAACTAGTATACCGAGATAGTACAACTGATGAATTACTGGGCGTAGCTGTAATAACTGCATTCACAAGCACCACAGTAGTTGTGTGTGAAATAACTGTAGATTTCCCAAGTACTT